CACGTCGAGGTGTCCGAATCAAACAACGCCTTTGAGCCGTTCCCGTAGGTCGCCGCTGATCCATCCATCCGGACCGAGACGAAATTGCTCGCGCTGATCGTCCAATCCCCCTGCAGGACCAAATGATACTGCGTGGACGCCGACACGCTGAACGGCGTCCGGAAGACAATCCGGACATAGGCCGCCGCCGTCGTCGTCGTCAACCGCGCCACGTCGATCTTGTCCGAAGTCGCCAACGGCGTATTACTCGGCACCCCGCCGTTGTTCGCCTCCAACGTCACCCACAGATTCCCCGTCGGCGTCCCCGTCTTCAACAATTTGATATCGATAAATTCCAACAACCCCGCCGCCGTGAACTGGACCCCCTGCGCCACCTTCACCGTCGAATTATCGACCGCCGATCGAATCCCTTGACTCGCGTCCTCCCCGATCACGTAATTCGTATTGGACAGATAATCCTTCGCGCGCTGCGCCATCAATCCCTTCGTCGTCCCGTTCCACATGGCGAAGATCTTGTACCAGGTCGCATTTTGCTCCGTCCCCGTATCCAACCCGCCGATCCCCGTCGCCGCCGCCATGTTCAAATCCAGATCATTCCAATCCGCCACCTCTTCCCCGTCATTCATCACGATCGCGTCCGCATGGATCAACCGGATCTGCGCCGCCGCCTTGTCCGCGTCCGTATGCGTCGCCACCTGCACCCCGCGAAACGTCTGCGACAACGCGCGGCTCGCCGTCAACGCGTCCCACATCGCCTTGGTGATCCCCAACACCATCTTGTACGTCTTCCCGCCCGTATTCTTCGTGCTCGCGCTCGTCCCCTCCACCCCGCGCGTCACCGTCAACGTATCGCTGGAGCGATTCGTGACCGTCACGATCTCTTTGTTGGTGTCGTCCGCGGGATCGGAAAAATCCGTCGCGTTCCACCACGTCAACGGATACGGGAACGTCCCCGGTAATTTCGCGCCGTGTCCCGACGACAACACGATGCTCGTCGCCGCCGCGTCGTAGCCTGTGCTCACCGTGACTTTGGCAAAATTGGTAACTGGCGTACTCACCATCGCACCTCAATCCGCCCATCATGCCCCGCGCCGCCCGAGGACACGCCGCTCGCATTCCCGACGCCTTTCGCGCCGCCCGCGAATCCGCCGCCCGCTGACACCGCGTCCCCGCTCCCCGATCCCACCAACCCCGCCGCGCCCACCGTCTTGCACAATCGATAATGAAATGAGTCTAACCGCGACTCCACGCACACACCTTTCTTCCCTTTCTTCCCGCCGTCCCCTTGACAGACCACGGAGCCCTTGTAGGTCGCCCACGACGCCGCCCCGTCCACGCCATCCGCCGCCGTCGTCGTCTGCGTTGAACCGACCGGCAACAACGTATTGAAGGCGTCCGTGTCGTTCGCCCCACCCGTCCCCGCCGATCCCACTTGGGTCAACACCGAATCCCCCGGCGTGACATTAATCACCGTGACCGCTTTTCCGCTCGCGCCGCCCGCGCCGCCATTCGCGCCGTCGCTCGCGCCGTCCGCGTAGTAGCCCCCACTCGTACAGACCTCACATAATCCGTTAATGCCCGTCTCCCGCGCGCCGCCGCCACCGCCCGCGCTCGACCCGTACACCGTCAACTCCAACACCGTCACCCCTGCCGGCACGATAAACACGTCCGCCCCTGGGACATCGAACGTCTGCAAATTATTCGTGACCGCGCTCGGGATCTGCACCGTCACCCGCCCGCCCTTCACGATACTGAGCCACGATTCATACGCCCGCTGCTGCGCCGACGAGTTCACCAACTCCAACGCATGAAAGAGATAGCGCCCAGCCATTTCCTTGATCGTCACCCGCTGAATAATGAACGTCCCCGCGATCCCGAACGTCGGGAGATCCACCGTCGCGATCTGCCCCGCCCTGAATCCATACCCGCGCGCGTTCACCGTCACCGTCTGCCGCGTCTGCCCCGACGTACTCAACCGGAGATTCGCATACCCGATCGCGAGCAACGTAATCTGAATCCCATCATTCGACGTGGGATGCGTGATCTCCTCGATCTCTTCATAGATCCCCGTCCCGCCCTCGATCGCCGCGCGCGCCGCGATCTGCCCGTCGTTCTGTCGCGACACCGTAATCACCAACGCGTCCGCCCCTTCCGGAGGCGTCCCCGTCACCACGACGATCTGCCGGTTGCGATACGTTTCCCGATCCGTCTGGATCGTCGTCCCGTCCACCAACGTATTCGCCTCATTCAACACGATCGGCGCCACCGGGACATTGATACTGCGCATCTGAATGGACCGATCGAAATCCATGTAGAACGTCTGCCCCGTCGCCGTCGCCAACGTCCGCAAGGCATCGAAGATCTTCCCCCCATCCGAATCCAACAACGGCACGATCGACCGCGCATCCAACACGCCCTGCGTCAACCCTTCGCCCACCAACTCGTTGTCCAACAGCGATTGGACGATCGCCTGCACCGTCGCATTCGTAAAATTCCGCCGGACCCGCCGCCGCAATAAACTCTGCGACGCATCGAGGCACCCGCAGACATACACCGCCCCCGCCAATCCTTCGTTCCGTTGATCGATATGATCGATGGACCCCGCGAACAACAGGACCGAAAAATACCGAATTTCAATCTGATCCCCCACCACCGGCACCGCCCCGCGCACCGCCAACGACGCCTCGACAGGTTGCCCGAGCGTATCCGTGATCCCCAACGAATCCATCAACACCGCCCCGCGCAGATCCACGCCGTTCAATTCGGTCATGATCGGGCCGAGATCTTCCTTGGTCGTCGTCAATCCCCCGTCCTGCAGGATCGACCCGAACCCGACGCTCCCCGCTTCCCCCGCGCCGAACTGCATTAGAAGACCCCCATCGTGCGCAACGCCCCTGGCGTGTCCTCACTCACCGCCGCCGCGATCTCGCGCCGATTCAGATAGACATGCGTGTGAATCACCTTCTCGCCATTCGAGCCGAACGCCTCCTGCATGAATTGCGCGCCGCGTCCGTTCAACGGGACGATCGCCTCCTTGCCATGCAACATCGCTGGCGTCCCCGCGCCGAAATCCCCGACGCCGCCCTTCGCAAACGAAAACGCCGCCAACGCGCCGACCGCCGCCACGACCGCCCCCGCTGCGACGATCGTCGCAATCCCGACTTCCGCCCCGAAGATCGTCACCGTCTCCGCCTCCCCCAAGGCAAACAAGAATTCGGCCACCGCCTCCCCGATCGACATCAACGCGGGGATCACCGTCTCAGACATAAACGCCATGACCGCCCCCGTAATGGCCGCAAACGTCCCGGTAATCGCCGCCGCCGTCCCTTCCCATATCGCCGTGACCGCCGACGCCGCCGCCGAACTCGCGACAACTTTCGCCGCCTCTTCCGCCGCCCACTGCACCCCCATATTCAACACGCCTTGAATCACGGAGATTTCCGTTTGCTTCCACGCCGCCTTGACAAAATCCCCGCCGTTCACCAACGCATTCGCCACGCCGCCCGTCCACGCGGAAATGATAATCCCCGTCGAAAACACGTTGCTCTTGGCGATGTCGTCCAACTGCTTCTGCCAAAACCCTTTGATCGCCATCCCCGACTGCCGCCGCGTCGTATCCGCCTGAATCATGTGGATGGTGATATCGTCCTCGATCGCCTTGATCTTCCCCGCCGCTTCCTCTTCGAACTTCACGCGATCCGCCGCGCCCTTCTCGTCCCCCGTAAACGTCGCGCGCCGATTGACCGCGAACGTGCGATAGGCGTCCAACTGCTCCCGCAACCCAACCGCCGTGATCTGATCCGCCTTCACCATCGCCGTCTGCTTCATCGTGGTCATTTCCTGATCGGAGATCCGCCACGCGTTCCGCTCCTCATCGATAATCGTCAACTCATTCTGCAACCCCGCCCGATTGACCTGCTCCGCACTCTTCAACGCCGACTCCCGCGCCTTCAACTGCGCGTCCAATAACGCCTGCTGCTGCGCCGCGATCTTCGAGGAATCGATCATCTGAGGCATTTCCGGCCGCGTATCCTTCGGCGCGGGCGCGCGCGATTCCAACGCCATCGCGCGGAGTTTTTTTATTTGCTTCGCCTCTTCCGCCGCAATCAGATCGATATTCGCCAACGCCTGCTTCCACGCGTCCCCCGATAAGACATTCGGCGAAAACAACACGCCGAACACCTCCTGCGCCTTCATCCCCGCGTGAACCAATTTCGTCGCGTAAATATCGAGCAGGAGATTCAATCCATTCATCGCGTGCGACCCCCACGCCAACAGATCACGGAAGATGTTCGCGAACATCTCAATGGTCGGCGCTAACACCACGCCCACCTGTTGCCCGAAACGCATGAACGCCGTCCCCATATCGTCCACCGCGTCGTCCATCTTCGTCAGCACCGCCAACTGCGAGGTGGACATCGTGAGCCCCAATTTCCTCGACGCCGCTTCCGTATCTTCGAACGCTTTTTTGCCCCCCTGGAAGACACGCAAAAACGTCTGCCACCCCTTCCCCAACAGATCCGACATCACCGCATCTTTTACCAACGAATCGGAGAAGCGACTGGCCGCCTGCGCCATCTTCACGATCAAGTCGTCCGTACTCGTCACCGATCGAATATCGACGCCCAACTGACGAAACCGATCGCCCGCCGTCCCCGTTCCCTGCCGCGCCTGATCCAGACTCGTCGCCACGTGCTTCACGACCTGGGCCAGATCGTCCCCCGTCTTCCCCGCGCGATGCAGCATCACGTCGTATTCTTGCAAGCGATCCGTATTGATCCCCGTCACCGTGGAGAGTTGCGCCACCTCTTCCGCCTGCTTCCCCGCCACTAAGGTCATGGCCGTTGCCGCCGCCGCCACGGACGCGAACGCCGTCGCCGCCGCCGCGCCCGCCGCCTTGATACTCTTCTCGAATTGCCGCGTGGAATTGGCCGCCTTCGCCAACTCCCCGCGCAACCCTTCCGCGTCCGCTAGGATTTTAATTATGAGACTGCCGATCGTCGCCATGATCCTTGACCACCACCGCGTTGTAGAGTTCCGTAATCATCGCCGCCTTCGCATGAATCGACTTCGCCGACTCGACCCCCCGTCCGCGCCCACCGTCGCCGCCGGACTCGATCACAAAAAAATCATCCGGCTTATACGCCCGCGTCCCCTTCTTCCGATTCACGTTCGCAATGATCGCGCACACCTGCCCCGCCCGCGTTTGCTCGGGCTTGAATCCCCACGGCTCCATGTGTTCGAAGGCCATCCATTCCGCCAACTCCGCCGACGATATGGACTCTAGGAGTTCGCTGACTGTGCGTCCGAGGGCAAGGGCAAGTCGGAAACAGAAGACACGCCCTGGACGCGCGCGGAGTTTTTTAGGAGATCTTCTACATCGTCCGGACCAATCCGCGAGAGCTTCGCCGCCACGTCGTAAATCCGTGACAACGCCGCCGCTGATTTGCCGCCCAACCATTCGACATCTTCATCCGACAACACCCGCAACCCGTCTTCATCGACGACGCACCGGCTCACCAACTTTGCCCGCAGATTGTGCGCCGTAAACTCCGACGCCTGCCCCGGCTTCCCGCGCTTCAAGCAACTTTCTTCGAATTCATCACGCCCCGCCCCCGTCAACCCGCGCACCCGTATGGCTTCGTCGCCGGTCAATCCCCACTCCGGCACCTCTACCAACTCCTCCCGCAGATCCTTCGCCTCGACAATCCGACTCCTGATCGCCCCGCGTTTCAGTCCCATTGGTCCGCCCTCCCGTATGAAATTGGTCCGCCGCCTCACTCCCCTGGAATCCGGTACCGCCGCGTCCTGTTGTCCATCGACTCCGGACGCATCGGATTGGCCGTCGTACACTCCCGCCGCGCCTCCTGCGAGACATTATTCGGCGAACACGCCCACTGGATATAGGTATTCCGATCCACCGCCTCCCACACCATCTGATGCTGAAACGTCATGCGCTCCGTATGACTCTCGATCGTTTTTTTCAGATTGATCGGATCGCCCCACCGCGCCAGATTGAACAACATCATGTAGCCGATCATCGTCATCAATACCAAAATCAGAAACCACGGGAACGCATTCGGACCCGTCAACCCGATCCGTTTGCCGAACCCGACGAGTGATACAGACTGGGGTTCTTCGGCCACGATTCTCTCCCCTCTCTTTCATCGTTCCACCCGTTCCCTTCGGGACGGACGCTCGCACGTCCGCCCCGCGCGCCGATCCATGCCCATCAACCAGGAATCCGGATCACGGCGAATTTGATCGTCGCCGCCGATCCCTTGAGATACGCTTTGCTCGCTGACTGCTCCCACCCCTTCTTGTTCCCGTACCAAAAACTCGAAAACAATCCCGTCGCCAACCCGTAGGCCGTAATGTCCCCCAACCGCCCATATTCATCCGCCACGCTTTCCAACGTGAACGTGTTCGATCCCGTTGAACTCACCAACAACAACTCCCGCCCTGAGAGGGCGAACTGATCGAAATTCGCCACGTCCGCCGCCGTGAACACGAAATCGAGCGAATTGGCCGGTGGGGGTAACGTGATCGGAAACGACCCCTTCGGATTGATTATCGGTTGCTCTTGCCTCGGCATATCGTCACCCCCTTTTAGATCAACGCCCCGTTAGCTATATCGATCGCCGTCGCCGCTCGCCTCACGTCCTATGCTGGGAACGTCGGCGCGCCCGTCAACGTCAACGTCAGATCCGCCTCCAACACCCCATCCGTCTCCGCCTTCGCGCCGAACTTCGTCAGCACGCCCGCGAACGCCCACTCCGTCAACCCGATATCGGGAAACACAAACTTGTAATTCCGCTTCGTCCGTCCCACGAAATCCGCCAACAACGCCTTGTGACCGGTCGACGCCGGAATCAGATTGATCGAAAACGACACCTCCCCAGGATTCAACAGACTGGCGATCTTCTCCCGCCACGCGCCCGCCGCCGCCGACGAGTGCGTGGTCACGTCAATAATGTCCGCCTCCAACGACGGCCCATCCATCGACTTGACTTCCGCAACCGTTGTGAACGTCCCTGATCCATCGTCCCGCTTCAACAGTGTCCCGTATGCTGGAATTGCCCCGCTTGCCATAATCGTCTCCTCCCTCCGTTGGTGACATTACTCCGCTAAATACGGGTCGTGCCGCAGATGCCGATAGACGACCCCGAACCGCAACGCCACGCCGATATGTGGTACGTCGCTCTCGATCTCCATTTCCAACCACTCCGGCGGCTTGATCTCCTGCGCCAATCCGCCCACCGTCAAATCCTTCAATAGCGCCGCCTCGATATCCGCGCCGTAGCCGTTCAGAATTTCATCACCGGACCGGAGATCCTCGACATCAATCTGCCGCGCAATAATCGACGCCCACACCTCCATGCGCCGCGTCGTATAGGGCCGCGTCTGCTCCGTCTCCAATAGATCGTCCCCCTGGGTGACCATCACGAAAGGGACGTCGGCATAGCGCGCGCCCTGTTGCGTCACGCGTTGGACATTCTTGACCCACGACACCGCCCCGATCGTCGCCAACATCTTTTGTATGATCTGCTCTTTGACGGATAACGCCACGCTATACGACCTTGGCAAGAGTGAGTTTCATCGTATGCTCGATCGCCCGCATATTCGCCTTCCCCACGCGGACCGCAATATCGGGCGCCAGCCCACGGACCAGAATCCGGAAATGCGTCCGCGCCGGAATCTTCACCCGCCGCACCTTCGCGACGATCGTTCCCTTGCCCGCGATTCCCGTTTTCTTCGTGAGATAGAGAAACCCTGAACGCGCCTTGATCTCCGCCCCCTCTTCATGGACCCGCAGAATGCGACTAATCCCCACCGCCACATCGTCCACCGCGCCGAACCTGGGGAAGAAAAACACGTGCTTCCCCTTTTTGAATTGCCCGCCCTTGATCCCCGGCGCGCCCGACAACCATTCCTTTTTGAACAACCGCACCACGCGCTTCCCGCCGCGCAACAACTCCTGCCGCCCCCACTTCTGCGACAACGCTTGGGACTTCGTGAAGCCCTCTGCGAGTGCGCCCGCATTCTTGACCGCGAGGGTAATAAAATCGCTCATCGCGTACACTCCAAGTGCCACGCCCCGTCACTATCGGGCAGAATCGCCGTCACGCGAAATTCGGTTTTCGCCGGATCGCCCCGCCGCCACAACGCCCGAATCCGATCGACGCCCGCCGTCACCTTCGCCCGTCCCTCCGGCGCACTCTGCGCCAACCAGACATAAATGCACTGCCGCCCCGCCTGCGCGCCATACCCTGCCGGGGCCGTCGGGTCCAATCGCTCCCGTTCGATAAACGCCCACACGTTCGCCGTCGTCCCCAACTCGTCCGTGTAATCGATCGACTCCCCGAAATCCTTGACCGCCCCGAAGATCTTCACCTGGTCGCGCGCCATCAACCCCCGCAGATCCATGCTAGTAGCCCCGCTTCAACACGACCTTGATCGTGCGCTCGAACGCCACCGCCGGATCGAGTTGCCCCAACTCATCCTGGGCTAACTGCGAGATCCACTCGTACCATCCGCGCAACTCCTCCGGCGTCATTTTCATGACCTGCTTCCCGCCGAGCATGTACGAATTCACGTCCGCGTCCGCGCGTCCCTCGATCACCGCCTTGAGCGCGTCGCGCGTCCGGATCGCCCACGACCGACGATCCGTCCCCGCGCCGATCGTCGCCACGTCCGGCGCGATCGACATGAACCCCGTCGCGACCGTGTACTTCTCCGCCCCCTTCGCCACGCGCGCCGTCCACTCGTACCCGCTCTGCCCGATCCGCTCAAACGACGCCGACACGCCCGCCGCCGAACTGAGATCCATGAGGAAGACCCCGCCGCTATCCGACGCCAAGATCGAAAACTTCAACGCCGGATCGCGCGACACAAAATAATAGGTCAACGTCCAGATCCCCGACGGATACAGACTCGCCAGATCCGGACGCGTCCACTGGATCGTGTCGCCTAACACCACCTCGCGCGGCTCACTCGTCGGAATCGTCGCCATCACGTTCCCCGCTTAGAAATTCTTCGGACGACTCTGCACCACCGCTGAGATCAAGACCGGCCCTGTGACAATCGTCCCGACAAGCCGAATCCATCCCCGATGCGCCTTCGCGTCGATCGTCCGCTTGTGCGTCGTGTTCGCCGTCGCCGCCGCAAACGCCCCTTCTGTTGGCGTAATGCCCGCGCCGCCCGCGCCGCCGGACGACGTGGCGTCCTCCAACGTCAACACGATCGACCCCGTCACCGCGCCGATGCTCACCAGCACTTCGATATCCCCCTCCATCCCGCGCACGTCCAACCACGCCGACGTAGCCGCCGCCGTATTCGCCGCCGAGACTGCGCTGAGCGCATTCTGTACGGCCGCCGCCTGTGCCTCATGTGCCAACATAATCGCGCCCTCCCATTCCCGAATTCAGACCCGCGCGGATCGCCGCCGTGTGTTACTTCTCCGACTTCCCGCCCTTCCCATGACCCTCCGGATGCGCCGCGCTCGGATGGCTCTCTTTCTCTTTCTCTTTGTCCTTCTTGCCGAGATCCGTCAACGGCTCGTCGGTCATGACCGCTTTCCCATACGTCCGCAATTCCACCGCCAACTCCTTCGCGACGTTCACCACCTGCCCCTTCTCGACCACCCGAAACTGCCCCTCGACCATCCCGCGCCACCCGCGTAGCGCCTTCATCTTGATTACGTCCGGCACATTTTCTAAGGCCATGTTCTCGCCCTCCCGTTGGTTAGGTGTTGGTCCGCGTCCAGCGACGAGCGCCCACGCGCCCGCCGCCGTCAACATGACGCCCTGTCGCGTCTGTTCCTCTTCATCGGATTTATGTTACGGAGGTAGCCACAGAGAAGGCCACCGGATACCGGATGCCGATATCGATTGATGCGATCGCCCGAACGCCCACGATCCCCGCCTTGAAATCGGCGAAGGGATTCACTTCCACTTCCAACACGCCCCACTCCGCCACGATCAACTGCGACCAGTCCCCGAAAATGAGATCGCCCGTCGGGACCTGATTCGACGCCATCGCGCGATAGCCGTCCACGGACCCATCGTCCAACCGGCCCTCCCAAATCTGCGACGCGGTGCTCGAAAACTTCACGCGTTGCTTCAACAGCCCCGCCACGACGCCCGTCGCGATATACCCGCACCGCCCATTCAGCGCGTTCCCCGCGAACACGTCCGTTTGGAATTCGATGATGCCCGCATAGGCGATCGACGTTCCCACCACGGACCCGACGCCCGACGTACCGATCAACCCCAACGGTTGCCCCGCTGATCCGGACCCGTTCAATCCCTTCAGATCGATGTCCAACGCCACGACCTGCGCCAGATCCGAGGACACGATCCCCTCGATCGACGGATTCGACTGCAACATCAACTGACGGGAGATCTCCGTATAGCCTCCGACCGTCTTCGGAGACAGCGCGACCTGGGCAAACGTCTGTGTGCTCTCGGAGATCTGCGCCGCTTCGTTCGCCAACCACGTCGTCGTGGCCGCCACCGTCATTTTCGGAATCGTCACGCTATCCCGCAGACCGGACAACCGCGTGGCGCCCATATTGAACAGCACCGACTTATTCCGCAAAATCTCGAGGAACGACACGTTGGACGTTTGGACCAGGAATCCCCCGCCCGCGCCGCTCGCCACCGTGAGATCCCGTTGGAGCATCCGCTCCGCCAACCGCTCCACCGGCGTCTGATTCGCGCGCGCCTGCACTTCGAACGGCACAAAGAACCGACGCGGATCGGAAGTCTTGCCGACCTCTTTCGCGATCGCCCGGGAACACTCCAACTCGAACGGCGCATTGTTCCAGTTGTTATCGACGATCGCCTTGATCGCCCGCACTAACGAAAAATTCTGCGTCTCCCGCTCCGTCAACCCCAACAAGGCCGGGGATTGCGGATTATGTTTCCCGCGCTCCGCCATGATACTCAGCATGTCGTCGGTGACTTCATTCAACGACAACCCGCTTCGAATCCAATACTCTTTGTGCCGCTCGTCAATCTTGTTCATCGTGCACAGATTCTCGATCGCCTTGATCCGATCCGCTTCCATCTTCCGGACCGTCTCGGACCGCTCGCCCTCGACCACGACCACATTCGGCTTGACCGGAACCACCGTCTCTGTCCCCGCTTCTGTTGCCATCGCGCCCTCCTTGTGATTGGCGGCTCCTGCCGCTTGTAAACTCCGTACCACCTTCAACGCCTTGATCTCGTATTCCGCCCCGTCGCTATTCCGTCCCAACCCCACCGAAAAATCGGCCGGCACCGGCGCGATCGATACCTCGTGCGGCATCCACCGCGTCGCCGTGAACGTCTCCGTTTTCACGTTCTCCTCGATCGTCTCGATCTGGTACCGGATCGACACGTTGCGCAATCCGCCATCCATCATGGCCTGCACTTCTTTCGCGCGCGCCGTATCGAACATCGACGCGTCCACCATCAACTTCCCATCCTTCACCCGCGCGCCGACGATCATCCCCACCGGATCGCCCGTATTGTGGTTGAACAGAAACGGCATCGCCCCCGCTTTCGCGCGCGCCAGATTCACCGCCGCCGGATCGTGCGACAGGATTTCCGTCCCCCACCATCGCTCAACAGGCTCCTCGGACGACGCCGAAAACGTGATGATATCTTTCCCGCCGCCCTCCGCTTTCCGGACTTCCCATCCGTCCGCCTGAAACCACCGACTGAGCAGTCCTTTTTGTTTCAACACCTCTTCTGTGCGCGTCTCAGCCATGCCGCCGCCGGATCGCCCATCGCCGCCTTCGCCTTCCCCGCCGCTTCCGCCGCCGCCGTCTTCACCGTGGACGGATCGTTGTCGAACACCAATCCCTGCGATTCCATGTACGCCAACTCATCCTTCCGCTCTTTCATCACGTCTTCCAGATCCCGCCCGTCGCCCGTCGATGCGATCACCGCCGACACCGTGGTGAACCCGTTCCGGATCGCCTGCTCATACGCCTGGACTTCCGTCGTCGGATCGACCCACGACCACCCGCGCGGCTTGAACCGGACCGCCTCATACTTCGCCACGTTCAACGCATACGGCTCGACCGGAATCGACGCGATCGCGCGCGCCAACACCGCCTGCTGAAGCCACAACTTATGCACCCGCGCCCGAAAGGACCGGATGAACCAGAGTTGCAGCATCCGCCACAGATCCCGATCGTCCAACAACGCCAACCGCGACGACGAGTAATTGGATTGGGAATAATCCCGCGAGAGGCTTTCATAGCTCACGCCCGTCCCCGCCGCCACTTCCCGCAACATCATGCGCATGAACGGATCGAGGTGTTGATTCGGACGATTCGGCGCGGCGAAATTAAACTTTTCCCCCTGACGCAACCGCGCCAAGATCGCCGGTTCGATCTCCGTCGTCAACGACCCGTCCTCCTGCTTCGATCCAAAATCATTGTCGCCCGTCGGCGATTCAATGAATCCCATATAGCAGGCCGCCCCGCGCGCCGCCGTGATCTCCGCCTCTGTCAACCCGTCCATGTCCTGAAACTTCCGCCCGCTCGCGTGCATCCACGGCATGGCCCGCGTCTGCGGCCAACGATCGATCATCCGGAGGTGAATAATATCCGCCGCCGGAACCCGTTCGATCCGATCCGTCTGCATGCCGGACCACCGCGCGTCACCAGGATGCAACTCGCGAATCAGATACGCCACCGGCGCGCCGAACCGATCGACCTCGATCCCCAACTTGACATTCGAGCCCGTCGTCGGCGCTTGCGCTTGAAACTCGTCCGCGATCCGCTCCGGCTCGATCAACTCCAACGTGAGCGGCACCGCCGAGTTTCCCGTCCGCGTCCGCCACAACCGCACGAACATTTCCCCCGCTTCGAACACCTGCCCGATCGCCTGGCGCTCCAGATCCGCAAAATGCAACGCCTGCCCCGTGTGACACGTCTCCGGCGCCATCCACGTCTCCCACACGGATTCGATTTCGTCGTTGATCGTTTCATTGAGCTCGTCGCGCGTCGTCAACACCTTCGCCTGCATCCCGATCCCTGAGCCGACGACATTGTTTTGGATAATCGTCTTCGCGCGCTTCGCATAGGCCGCGTCGCGCACCAATTCACGCGAACGATTCCGCGCGATGCGCAGACTCGACAGGATCTCCATATCTTCGCTAGTGGTTTGAGTACCGAACCCTGAGGTAAGACGCCCGGGACGCCCCAAGCTATACATGCGGTTGAGATCGGACGCCGACGCCTTCCCAGGCCCCGCCGCCTTCGCCGGAGTCCCGCCTGTGAACGCCTTCCACGCCGCCGCTAACCGTTCAAACATCGCGCGCTCTCCACGCCATCACACAATTGCGTGGGGAGATACGCGAGAACCGACACAACATCTAGGGGGGAATAGTGACTACTGGGGGAAGATAGGGACCGACTTTTATTCGCGCCACCCTTTCACAAAACCCGCGCGCGGGGGCTTCTCGCCTACCTTCCCGCCCGCGCCGCCGCCGTTCGATTCCACTTTTCCGGCGCGCATCAATCGTTCCACGTCCGACTCCGGCACATACCATCCATCCTTGACGCGGAACGCATTCGGAAATAAATGATCTTCCACGATCCACCGATAGATCGTGTTCTCGTGCTTCTGAAACAATTTCGCCAGATCTTTGACCGTCTGTAGCTTTCTCACTCCGCCGCCTCAACCAAGCGAATCCGCCGCTTCGCCCGATCCAACACGTCCGCCTCGTCGTCCGGCACCAACCGAACCACGCGCATCGCCTCCGCGATCGGCACCACCGCGCCCTCGGCCACCTCCGCGAACGTCTCACTCTGCACAAAGATGTTTATCAGCCCCGTCGCGGGATCGATCGCCGTCCCACGGATCTTTGCATCCATCGGCACGTCGCCTTCCGTCACGCGAAAAACCCCGCCTCCAATCTTCAAGATGAATTCAGGGGCGATTACATATCGACGCAACTTCATCGCCACCCCTTTATGAACCCGCCGCGCCGTGGTCGATGCGCCTCACGCTTCGCCGCCTCCGACGGGAACGCCACCCGTTCCTGCCGCGTCGCCTCCACGGACCGCAGATCATCCTGGCCCGCGCCGTCCGTCACCGACGCCGCCACGGTCGCCGCGATCTCCGCCGCTTCCTCCGTCAACCGCTGCCGAATCTCTTCCCACGCGATCCCCGCGCCCCGCTGCAGGAGGACCAGCGCCACATACCCATAGACCCGACAATCCAACGCCTCATTCCGCCCCGTCTTCACATACGTCCGCACCATGAACCCCTTCCGGTACGCGACCTGCACCCGCTCCGCCGTCAACTGCGAAAAGTAATCCGCCTCCCGCGTTTCCGGAAAATGACAGAACCCCGGCCCCACCTGATCCAACTTGAAGCGGGAGTAAATCAGATCCTTCGCGACCTGCGTTCCGATCAACCACAGATTCACCTGGCCGACATTCGTCCGCGCCTTCCCCGCGATCACGCGCGGACTGATTTCGCTGCCGCCCTTCACCGCCCACACCCGATCGATCTGCCGCGGGCGCACGTAGGAGTAGACTTTCTGCGTATGATGCCCGCCGCTATCGATCGCCATGCTCGTCACCTTCATTTCGACCCCATCGACCCGCTTGAACGTCCGCCCCTTCAACGCCGTGACATTCGCCCACACCTCATCTTTCGCCGGATCGCCCGGCCACACGAAATAGTCGATGTTCCACGACTCTTCACCCACGCCCCACCCGATCAATTCACACTCGATGCGATCGTCCTGCACGTCCACGCCCGCCGTCAAAATCAACACCCCGCTGGGGATATACCCCGCGTATCGCTCCAACCGTTTCAACGGATCGAGCACCACCCGTTCCTCGGACGTTTCCACCCACGGCTCCGCCAACACCGAATTCACAAACCCCATCAACTCCTCCCGCTTCCCCTTCGCGTCCAGAAATTCCGCCACGATCGTCTCCCACTCGACCCACATCGAACACAACGCCGACAGGTGATACCCGCGATGGTACCGTTGACGCGGACTCCCCTTCACCCGTCCCTCGACACACGTCAACCCTTTCGGCACCCACACGCCGCGCCGTAGCATCTCCATCCGCTCCGCCGACTCGATCCGCCCCGCGCACGTCCCGCAGGCGTACCAGACCTGCGCTTGCCCTTCCCGAATCTCGTCCGCCGTCGCGCCCTTCGTCCACCGCAACGCCCCCGTCCCCAATTTCTCATCCGGACGAAACGTCAACGGTTGATAGGCCCCGCACCTCGGACACGGCACCCACCACCGCCGCCAATCCGACCGCTTCAACGACGACCAGATATACCCCGTCTCCAACCGTGGCGTGGACGCCATCACGATCTTCCGGTCCGGATACGTCCGCGTCCGCTCCGACCCCAACCGGATCGGCGAGGCTTCCCGCCCTGAGAATTGGGGGTATTTCTCCACCTCATCGAATAACACCCGCCGACAGGGATCGGACGCCAGATCCGCCGGGGAATTCGCGCCCGCAAACTTCAAAAACATTTTATCGAAGCGATACGTCTTCCCCGCTAGATCGTCCTCCAGCCCCGTCGTATGCTCCCGCAACGCCGGACACGCTTCGACCATCGGCTTGACCCGCTTCGACGCCCACGCCTTCGCGTCTTCATCGCGCGGGAGCACGATCATCGTCGGCGAAGGATCGTCGTCAATGACATAGCCCACCATATTCAAAATGATCTCTGTCTTGCCGACCTGCGTCGCCGTACACAGGGTGATGTCCGTCACCTCCGGATCGGTAAACGCATCCATCGGCTCCCGCTGATACGGCGCGCGCTCCGTCCGCCAGAACCCCGCCTCTGCCGCCGTCTCCGCCACCAACCGCCGCTCCACGTCCGCCCACGCACTCACCGACCGCTCGACCTTCGTTTCCAGGTGCCGCCGCCCCACCACCCGAAACACTTCCACCACGTCCGGCGCGTACAACGCCTGGGCGAGATCCGCCGCCATGTCCGCCATCTCACACCCCCGCGATCGGCACCGTCACGATAGAATTCAGGATATTCGTGCCGCGCGAATGCGGCCCGATGGATCCCCCGGCGCGAAACAGATTCCCCCACTTCGCGCGCATCCGGACCACCGCCGCCTGCTCGATCTCCATCGTGCGCAGACTCACGAACCCGCCCGCCTTCCGCCCTGAATCGTGTCGATAGGTATATTTATTCACGCGCAACGTCCGATGCTCCCGCGCGATCGTCGCCAACCAGAAATCGTAGTCATCTTTCCCGCCGACCGTCGGATCGTACCGGACGACCGGATCGAGGTGTCCCGCGAACGGCCCCAACACCGGCGCGAGAAACGAAAACGGGGTCTGCGTCCGATACGCGAGCGCGTCGTCAATCTGATTCACCCCCCACAACGTCACCCGCAACTGCGCCGCCAGATCATAGAAATGCTCGACCATCCCCCGAATCTGCCTCGGCGTGAGGACATGCTTCGCGCCGCCCTCCCACATATTGATCGACGTAAGATCGTCGTCCACGATCAACGTCCACCGACTCGGGGACCGTTCCAAGATCGCGTTGCACTTCCGAGCCAGATTCCCATCTTCCGCGTCCGGCACCACTTCGATCCGCTTCGCCCCGTACTCCTGGCGATACGCCCGCGCCTGCGATTCCGGCACCCACACCGACGCCTCCGGAAACAACTTCAACGTCGTGATCGTCCCCGCCCGCTTATACGACCGCACCGCCACATGGATCTTCGCCGCCCCCATCACGCGCCCCTCTCTGCCGGCGGCACCAACGGCCCCGCCCATTCGCCCGCCGCCAGATTAAACAGATCGAAATTCTCCCCGCTCGCCCCCAACAAACTCGGATCACTCTGATAGCCATAGACATTGACGACGCGCCACCGCGCCGGATTCGTCTCCTCTTTCCACCGGAACCAGTACCATCCCTCCACCGTTGGCTCCGCGTCTGTCCAGA